AGACTCAACAGAATTATCTTAGAGCCTATGTTTAAACCAACTCAGGAAATCATTGACAAGGCCCAAGGGGTTTTAGATTATGTCGCTGAAAATGGTTGGGGGACGTGTGGGACGGACGTAGGGAAGCAAAGAGCAAACGACCTAGCCAAGGGCCGTGAATTGTCCTTAGATGTCGTGAAGAGAGTTTATAGCTACCTAGCTAGGGCTTCTGAGTATTATGACGGGGGAAGCTATGAGAAGTGTGGAAATTTGATGTATGACGCTTGGGGCGGTAAGCCAGCTTATTACTGGTCTAAAAAGATTGTGCAAGAAAACAAGAGTATGGATAAAGTATACACAACCAAGAACACGAGCCTAGAGTTAAAGGACGTGGACACCGAAAAGGGAACCGTTGCTGGCTACTTCTCAGCCTTTGACAACATTGATTCCCACGGGGACATAATGCGAAGAGGCTCTTACGCTAAGAGTATTCAGGAGAACGGGCCAATGGGTAAAGGTAGAATTGGGCACTTATATATGCACGACCCTTTAAATCCAATTGGTAAGATTACGGAACTGAAGGAAGATGACTTCGGCCTTTATTTTGAGTCCAAGATGTCTAAGCGGCCTTTTGCTCAAGATGTTTTGACGATGTACCAAGAGGGTATAATTAAAGAGCATTCAGTAGGTTTCGTTCCGCTCGTGTTCTCTGAAATAAGAGATGTCAACAATAAGCTAAAGGGCTATGAAATCACAGAAACCAAACTAAGGGAAGGTTCTAGCGTGGTCTTTGGTGCTAACGAAAACACTCCCTTTGTTGGAATGAAGAGCCTTGAAGAGATAGAGGGCAGAATGGAAGTATTAGAGTCCTTTATTAAAGGGGCTAATGTTACTGATACTACATTTGTTACCATTGAGAACGAACTTTCGCAGTTGAAAGCGTTGATTAATACACTCGTGACTGAGGGGCCGTCTAAGGACACTCCGAATAACGAGCCGTTGAACGTCTTAGAATTGTGGAACTCAATTAATGTTTAATAATTCCTAAAAAGAAAATGGAAGAGATCAAAACACAGTTGGAGGCCATCAAAAAAGACTTGGATGGTGCTATCAACGCTGGTGCGGAAGCATCAAAAGAATACACTCAGGAAAAGCTGAACGCTTTCAACGAGGTACTAGAGAAGTCTAACGCTTCTATTGCTAACCTGGAGGCTCGTGTGAACGAACTCAAGGCTAACGGTATGGAGGATAAGGAGGCAGTCGCTAAGACTACTCAGGAGGCTCTTATGAATGCTATGGACTCTGACGGGTTCCGTTCTTTCGTAAAGGGTGAGTCTAGCCGTTTCAACATCGAAGACCTTAAGGTTAAGGGCGTGGATATGCCTACCGCTGGTCAGACTACTCAAGTTGTTGACAACGCTTATTTGCCTATCCTTCCTGAAGTTGAGCGCAAGTTTCGTGTAAGAAATGCACTCCGTCAAGGTTCTATGTCAGGTGATGCAGTTCAGTTCCCCGACATTAGCGCATCTACTGATTCCGCTGGTGTAGTAGCTGAAGGTTCTGCAAAGCAACAAGTCGATAAGACTTTCGCTCTTCAGACGTACAACGCTCAGACTATCGCTGGTTATATGCGTCTTTCTAACCAAATGCTGGCTGACTTCCAAGGGATCACTTCTTACCTTGCGTATGAACTCCCACGTCAGATTTACAACGCTGAAGATGTTCAGTTGTTGACTGGTAACGGAACGGCTCCCAACCTCTATGGTCTGTCTAACGGTGCTTTGACTGATGCTGACTTGGTGGGTACTTCCTTTGAGGATGCTATCGCCTCAGGTCTTGCTACTAAGTACGATTGTATTTTGGCGGCTATCGGTCTTCTGAAGTCTAGCGACTACGCTCCTGACGCTATTATGATGAATCCTAGCGACCTGGTTCAGTTGGCTTACGCTCGTGACACGAACGGCCAGTATACTGCTCCCGTGATCTTCGTTGACAACACGCCTACTATCTATGGCCTCCCAATTCAGGAGTCTTCTGCCGTAGCTAGCGACACGTTCTATGTGATGGATTCACAGAATGTCGGTCAGTTGTTCCAGCGTGAGGGAGTTTCTGTAAGGTTCTTCGAGCAAGACGGCACTAACGTAACCACTAACGAGACTACTGTCCGTGGGGAGATGCGTGAGGCTTTTGCTAAGTTCCATTCAGACGCTTGCTTCGTTGACACGTTCACGAATGTGATTTCAGTAATTCAAGCTTAATTAGTTTGATTCTGTTTAAAGGGGCCTTCGGGCCTCTTTTTTTTTGATTTAGAAATTTTGTTTATCTTAGCCGCATAGGTTTTTAGGTTTTGATTAAGGGGGCTTCGGCCCCTTTTTTATTGCCCTAAAAAAATATTTTGGTGGTTTAAGAATTCTGTTTATCTTAGCGGTATAATAAAACAACAACAATGAACCACACAATACAAATCTTAGGCTTCACAGAGGAAAGAACAACTTGCGACCGTTGTGGACGCTCTGAACTTAAAGGAACCTACACAATTGACGTTGAAGGCGTAGAGTTAAACCTAGGTAGCTCTTGTATTGCTAAGCGTTTTGAGATGACTGAAAAGGAGGTTCGCAACTTTGTCAGTTCTGAGAAGAAAAGACTTGAGTCAGAATATCAGTCTAAGAGGAATGCTATTGAGAACGAGATGAACGAGGCTCTTGAGGGTGTTGACTTTTGGGAAGATTATGATAAGTTCTGTCAGATTGAAAAGCCGTTTAAGAAAAGACTTGAGGCCCTTAAAAAGCCATTCTAAGCAAATAACTAAGCCCTTCGGGGCTTTTCTCTTTTAGGGGCACACGCCCCTTTTTTTATAGGTCTTACGCTCGTGGTCGTATTTTAGAGGTATGAGAACACGCACTAAGATAACCAGCACTTCAGCCCAAACGGGGGTAACATCAGCCGAACTAAAGCTATTCGCTAGAATCCCTGACATAGCTGGGGAAACCAACTTACTTTCTGCCCTATTGTCTTCCGCTCGTGAATATGTTATGCGTTACACGGGTTATGCCTTCGACCAGGTTATTGGAGTCAAGGTAGTAGTAACAGACTTCACGGACGAGATAAACAACTCTAAACTTCACCTTGAACTGCCTATTGCTCTAATGGATGGGTCTTACTCTAGTGTCGTGGTAACGGGCTACGATGAGAACGGGGATACCACAACGCTAACGAGTAGAACTAGGGGAGATGATACGCTCGTGGTCAGTTCGGTCGATACAGGCTATGAAGAGATAGAAGTTACCTATACGGCAACACCATCCATTTTACCCGATGCTATCCAACAAGCTATCTTGTTAATTGCCGCTGAACTCTACGATGAAAGGAAGGTAACCATTAAGGGAACGATCACTTCAGAAACTGAATTCACGGTTAAAAACCTTTTGTCAGGGTATAGGAGATTCACCTCTTTTTATGCTTAACTTTAAATAGGTAAGGATGAGAGAGTTAATAATTCTGTACACGGAAACCAACACCACGGACGAGATAGGGGGCTTCACAACCGCTTTAACGCAACTTAGAGAGCAGTACGCAGACGTTCGGGTTGAATCCACGGGGTACACCCAACAGAACCCAAATGCGTCTAGAAACGCTTCTATTGTCGTTACAATGCGTGACGCTACTGATTATAGTTCTAGTGTTACCACCACGGGGAGTGAGTCGATTAAGGCTATTTCTTGGAGGGGCACAACGTACCGAGTAGAAAGCTTCCCCACACCTGATCTAACTGGGATGGTCACCTTTACCGCTACAAGTGTTTAGGGTTGAGGTAGAAGATAAGCGGCTACTAGCGAAGGTCAGGAAGGCCAAGCAAGAGGTGTATAGGGAGGTTATGGGCGAACTACTCATCGGGGCCAAGGAGATTCAATCCAACGCTAGGGAGATTGTCCCCGTGGATAATGGCCAGCTTCAGGACTCAATCGTAACCGACCCCGTAGAAGACGGCTTCAAGGTTGGTACTAATTCCGATTATCGCAATTACATAGAGTTCGGCAAGCCAACGGGAACGGGGCCAAATGGAGGGCCAAGACCTT